GATTAATGATGTAGCTTGGTCAATCCACTCGTCAATGATTTCTTTCATTCCAGCAGTATCGTCTTTGTCTAAGCTTAGTTTATTAGGGGTTATTTTAACCACTTTTTTTACATCTTGACATGTGCAATATTTCATCATTTTTTAATCAACTCGGTTTTTAAAACACTTATTTTTCTTGTTTTTGAGGTTTTGCATCTGCATCAACCTCTTCTTTTTTTTCTTCAGGCTTTTTAGCGGTTGCTTTTTTACCTTTCTTTTTTAATTCGTATTCTTCTGCTACTATTTTTTCAAGGTACGCGTGTAATCTTTTAGCGTTGCCTCTAACAGAGCTTGGAAGTTCTATCCATTTAGGAAACATATTACTAATCAACTCCTTATGGTCTATTTGTTAATATCTTGAATTGCTTCTGCTTCATCAACAGTCATAGTTGCAAATGCAGTTGCTTCATTCTGGTACATATCTACATCGCCACGAAGCCTGTAGTAGTACTCGGTGAGTTCTTCTTCAGGTATTCTTTTAGGTTCAATAGTCATGTTTTTCCACATACCTTGAACAAGGTTGTTAGGAATAGTTAAACAAGCATTTACTTTATCGGTTCTGTCTCTGATAATTTCATCGTCAAAAGTGTTACAATGTACAATAGGAATGGATTTGTAGTTTAATACTGGAGTATTAACAATATTAGTATCCCCTAATGCTGTTTGTCTTGCACCAAGATAGTTTCTGTAAGCATCTTCTACTTCGTATGGTACATAGAATTTTAATTTAGATTTATCTCTGAATCTTCTACCGATTTGACCAAGTAAGGAATCGAACATTGCAGTAATATCATTGTTTTCAATATCAAAATCGGTTCCAGTTGCACCAGTAGATTCAACTACCATACTATTATCAGTTGCTCTTTTAAACCAACCATCAGTAGTGGATAATAAACTGTCAGTTGCTCTTGGAACTGCTTTATCAGCATAAACCGCCCATATTTCCATGTCTTCACCGATTCTTTCACCCATCATATCTAACAATGTGTTTTCGAATGCAGCTTGTTCAATGTTATCTTCTTTTTCTTCATCAGTAATTTCAGTTTTAGCTTTTAATTTAACTGCTTTCAATTCATTATATTTGAATTCAACATCAGGAACTGTGAGTTGGTCTTCAGTTGTTTTACCATCTGCTTTATAACCATCTTGTAATACTCTTCCAACAAGACCTGCACGGGTTAATTCTTTAACATCAGATTTCATTACTTCAAAGGAAGCATCAGTTAAAATAGTATTATTTAATTGAGTAGCTCTAAGGAATCTACCTAATTGTTCAGGGTTTAATAAAGCTTTCCCAGTAAGCATATCTTCTTTCATACCTTTAAAAACCATCTTCTCTTGAGGGTTTACGATTTCGTTTAATATTTGTGTATTATTAACCATATTGGCATCACCATTAATTATTTTAATTTATTTTTTTTAATCCAGTGGAAGGATCTCTTCCCATTGCTTCCATGATAATATTTTTATCAGATTTAACAACAACTGGTTCGGTGCTATTATGAATTTCATCTGCTTTACTTGCACCTTCGATTTCTTCATCTTCTTCTTCAGTAGTTTCTTCTTCAACTTCAGGAGTTTCTACTTCTTCAGTTGGTTCTTCTACTTGTTCTTCTTCTGGTTTAAATTCTTCTTTTAAAGCTGAAACAATATCAGCACTTAAATCAGAAACTGCTTCTTTGACGATGCTTTCAACATCTTCTTTTGTAGTGAATTCTGGTTCAAGTTTTTCTTTTAAACCGAATTTCTTTTGTATTTTTGCAATGAAATTATCTTCATTGAATTCTTCTGGCATATTTTCAACCTCTTCTTTTTTTATACTGCAGATTTTAGCGGAACTTACACATGGTTTTTTCACAAGACTTACTGCGAATCCTACTGGGTTTTTAATGTCTTTTATTAGGTTTCCACTTGATTCTTTTGTACTTATTATCTTGTCTGCATGGTCTTTATTCAAGACTGTTACACTGTAACCTGTGTATTCTCCTTTTTCTGCTTTATTTATACTTTCTTTATCAGTAATCTTAGTTGATACAATCCAAGTACCAGTGGGATACTCTTTTACCTCTCCATCAAAAGATTTTAGGGTCATAGGTTGTCGTAGTAAAAATGATTCAACTGTTGTACCAATAGCTTCACCAGTCTGTAAGTATTCATGGTTCTTTTCTGCTACACGATAATCGAGGTGTGCATGTGCTATCTGTTCTACTTGTTCTACTGTTAAAGGGTCTTCTCCACGCTCAAAATCGCAGTCTTTTTCTCCAGGCACTAGTACTGGTGCTGTGATTATAACATGGTTGTCTTGTTTTGTTACTATTTCTGTTACAATTTTAATACCTCCCATTTTAAAGTATAGCTATCGCTAAGGACTTATTTTTATTCTAAAAAAAAAGAATTATGTGATCAATATTTTATTAAAAAGCTCATCTAAATTATAATATAATTCAAGTTCATCAGGACCAAGATTATTAACTCCTTTAGCTTTCAATTCTTTATACAATGTTAATTTTTCATCTCTGGTCATAGCTGTAATTGGTTTAGTTGCAATTATAGATGTTGGCCCTAATCCAATATAATTTTTAATAAGGTCTGTGAATATTTGAGTTGGTTTAATCTTAGTATTTCCAAAAGCATCAGTACTTATTCCAAAAACATCTTCAGGAATCTTAATGTCTGGAGCATCAATCGGTATTAACATGTCTTCAGTAAATTCAGCCATGTCTGGTGCAGTATAACCTAAAGGCATACTGAAAGGTAATATATGGCATCTGCATTTAATCCATTCACCAATAGCTCCGTCTTTGTCTCCAGGATATTTTAAACCATTACTGAATGTTCCACCATAACGAATTATTTTACCGCTTAATTCTTGGTGGCTGGTTCTAACACGGTTATCTTCTCCTGTTCTCCATTGGATAAATTCAGTTCCTTCTTCACCATATTTATCATAAATACCTTGTTCATGAGCTGAATGTGTCTCGGTTCTTGCAATAGTTAAAGCTCTATCTCCTGCGTATTGTTCGAATTTTTCTCCTATTTTATCAGCCATTACTTGATAGCTATCTCCATTCTTGTAACTGTCAGCTATTACTTGGTTTAATTGTAGGTTTATTTTGTCAAATGTTGTTCCAGAAGCTATGAACATATTATGTCTTAGTTTTTCTTCTACTGGAGGTAATGTTCCAAAGTTACTAGTGAATTCCGCATCTGCTTTAGTACTTATCTTTTTTAATTCTCTTTCCCCTATATCTTGACCATGTTTATAGAATCTTAAAACATTACTTGTTACGAGGTTAATGTATTCTTCATGGAAACCATATAAACAATCAGTTATTTCTTTTAACTGGAAGCTGAAACTTATATCCTTCCACTTTTCACTAGCCTGTTTCAGTAAAGTTTTTTCCATTAAAAAGAAAAAAGATGATAATTCATCAGCAAGCTTAGTTTCGTCCTTGTAAAGCAAATCTAATTCTGCTTTGTAAACTAACATCTTGTTTTGAACTGATTCCACTATCTTCAATTGGTTCTTGATTGTCATCTTCAACATCTTCAGTTATTAATTCATCCTTCAAATTATCCAAATCACTATACATTTGGTTAAAACTTGTTTGTTGCCATAACTTAGCTAATGGTTGACCATTCAAATAATACTCATCTAAATATTCACTACCTTCAACTTTCAAACCAAACTTATCCCCAAAGTTTTCTATTAATTGTCTTGGAGTCATAGCTCCCATCTGGAATAATTTTTCAGCTAACACCATATCTTGTGCTTCATCTTTTGGATCTAAAACTGTTATTTTGAATTCCCATTCTTTGATTTCAAATTCGTTTCTTAATAAGCGATTGATTTTCTTTTCGTTTTCTGCTTTGAGTGGAGCTATTGTAGAAACCTTATAACTGTTGTCTACTGTTTTACTGTTACTGCCATTGAGTTTTCCACTATCATAAATACCAAGACGGCTAGGGTCTACTCCATGAGCATGGATAATTTCATCACGGTTATCTTTACGAAACAATCTGAAACTCGCATCTTTTGTTTCCACACTTAACGGTTGAATGTCTACTTTAACATTACCTTCTCCACCATTACTAGGAACAGTTATTACTAATGCACTGTGCGGATTACGAATAACTTGTTTTATTTGTTCTCCTATCTTGTATTTGAGACTGTTTTCAAATTTGTAATCTGGGTCTTCAGGGTCTTCATCAATGAAATCTCCTGTTACTGTTACTGATACTGCTGGTACACCAAAGTTTTTAAAGAAACTTACATTGTATCGTGTTCTGTTTTGTTCTCCTTGAATTACTCCAATACTACCTATTACTTCTGGTCTTCCATAGTAATTTGTTCCTGGTGCATAATCCATATCCCATATTAATTCGTTTGCTCTTTGATTAGCAGATAAACTATTATAAACACAAAAATCCCCTGTATCTGCGTCAACATCAAAGGAATCTCCTATTTTGAAACTTTCTAATTCACTGTATAATCTTTTAAGTTTACTGGTAACCTTGTTTTTACCATATATTATGAAGTATACTTTCTTGTTTCCTACTTGTTGAACTGCTCTTACAGTATCACTGTGGCGTCTTATTTTCTGTGCGTTAACATGGTTTAATCTTCTTAATGGTGAATCACTAGTGGTTTCACGAACAATTTCTAATATTCCATATCCTATACTTTTGCGGTCGTAATTGCATCTGTAGAATAGGGTGTTAATGTCTGGTGTGCAGTTTTCTAGGAATCTTGTTACTTCTGGTTTACTGTCTTCTTCACTTATC